CGTCCTGTAGAGGCAGCTTGTAAAGACTGGTGAAAAAACCGGGCTCAAGTTGAAAATTCCCTGATAAAACCCTGTTGACCCAAGGCCTCGCTTCTCGTAGCGTCTGCCTCAATGACAAAGTCGGCCGGTCCGACAGGGAGTGAAACGGAAAGGGGCCTCAGGGCCCCTTTCCTTTTTTGACGTATTTCATCCGCCAATGGTTAAAGGGTAGCGCGCAACCCGTGCCAGGCAATTTCACAGCCATGTGTGAGGATCTGCCGAGATACATTTTCAGCCCTGACAGCGGACACACTGCATGTTAATCGGTCGCGGTAAGACGAATTTGTTCAGAGGATCTCCATGAAGAACCCGCTTCTCCTTGTGACATTGTTGGCCGCACTCGGTGCCGCACCAGCGTTTGGCCAATCCGAAACTGCCGCTCCGGCAGAGGATGGCACGACCGCGGAAACAGGTACGGACGGCACCCCCATCGGCGGCGCCTTGGATCTGGGCGAATCCGCCGAACAACCGCAAGCCCCCCAGGGTCCACGCACCTACGTGAAAGAGACCTTCACCGATTGGGCCCTGCAGTGCATCGAAGTGCAAGACGCTGATGACGTCTGCCAGATGTACCAGTTGCTGACGGACGGCTCCGGTGCGAGCGTTGCGGAAGTAAGCATTTTCAAGCTCGCGAACGGCGGTCAGGCTGTGGCCGGCGGTACGTTCGTCGTGCCGTTGGAGACGCTGCTGACCCAGAAACTGACGGTGGCCGTGGATGGCGGATCCGCGAAGCGTTACGATTTTTCGTTTTGCGCGCCGATCGGTTGCTACGCCCGTGTGGGCTTCACCGCAGATGACATCCAGCGTTTCCGCGCTGGGGCAGTCGCCAACATCACCATCGTTCCGGCGCTTGCTCCGGACCAGAAGGTGACTGTTCCGATGTCCCTGTCAGGTTTCACGGCAGCATTCGATGCGGTCTCCGCAGTCTCTCAGTAAGCCGTTTTAACCGCTGTATAGACTGCAAAAGGCGCGCCATTGGACGCGCCTTTTTCAGTTGTGGGACATGATCGAATGGCGCGCTTGCGCCGCACGATTTCAGTGAGCTTGCGCTTCACCGCCGAAGACTTTCGCCCAAAGCGGGCCGATCACTTTGGTGCCCAACGGGATCAGGGCGTATCCCACGCCCAGCCCAAGGAAGAAATCCACCGTCGCCGTGACTGCCCACTCAGCAAAGCCTTGCCCCTGCCCGATGGCATGCGCCAGCCCGTGAATGGCTTCTTCGGGCCAGTGCCAGCCCATTTCATGCAGGGAATGCACGATGATGGATCCGCCCACCCAAAGCATCGCCGCCGTGCCGATCACCGTCAGCGCCTTTAGGAACCATGGCATGAACCGCACAATCAGCGCACCAAAGCGCTTCGTCATCTCCGTGGCGCCGTTTTGCGCGAGCCACAGCCCGAGATCATCCATTTTCACGATCACTGCGACAGCCCCGTAGACCGCTGCCGTAATCATCACCGCGACAACCGCCAACGTGATGGCCTGCATCCAGAAATTCGGTGCCTCGATCGCCGAAAGCGCGATCACCATGATCTCTGCTGACAGGATGAAGTCCGTCTTGATGGCGCCCTTGACCTTTTGCTCTTCGAGATGCTGTGGATCGCCGACATCGTGGCTGCCGTCTGGCCCCCCAGCAGGGGCGTCATGAGGTTGCAGCCAATGCGCGATCTTTTCCGCTCCCTCGAAACAGAGGTAACAGCCCCCAAGGATCAGCAGCGGCCAAACCAACCAAGGCACAAAGGCCGACATCAACAATGCCGCCGGCATCAGCAGCAGCAACTTGTTGAACAGGGAGCCGCGCGCGATTCGCCAGATAATCGGCAATTCCCGTGCTGGTTCGAACCCTTGAACGTATTTCGGTGTCACCGCCGCGTCGTCGATCACGACCCCGGCGGTCTTTGATCCCGCCTTCATCGCCGCAGCGCCGATGTCGTCAACCGAGGCGGCTGCCACCTTGGCAATCGCCGACACATCATCCAAAAGCGCAAGAAGTCCGCTCATCACTCTCTCCCACGGCTGTCTGATGCACCCTACCCGCGTGAGGAGTCGGTGCAAGCGCCGAAACCACTGTGCCCCCGACTGTGACCTTTGCGTCTGTTACCGCAAACCGCAGCCCGGTCTGCCCGGGGCTTAACAAATCGTTAGCGCAATCACGCGAAACCTTGCCACATTTACCGCTAACATACTGACGTTAAACATGTTTGTCACTTCCCCGAGTCAGAGTGCCACCGTATACGAGCGCCAAGCCACATTTTTCAGGAGTTAGTCATGACCGTAACGATCGGTATCAATGGATTTGGCAGGATTGGCCGCTGCACGCTGGCGCATATTGCTGAATCGGCACGCAACGATGTGCAGGTGGTGAAGGTCAACGCCCCCGGCCCCATCGACACCCACGCACACTTGCTGCGCTACGACAGCGTGCACGGCCGTTTCCCCGGCGACGTCAAGGTCAACGGTCAGTCCTTCGACCTCGGTCGCGGTCCCATCGACGTCATGTCGAGCTACGATGTCGGCGATCTTGACTGGGGCGGATGTGACGTCGTTCTGGAGTGCACCGGCAAATTCAACGACGGCACCAAGGCAGACGCGCATCTGTCGCGTGGCGCGAAATCCGTGTTGATCTCTGCGCCAGCCAAGAACGTGCAGCGCACCGTGGTCTACGGCGTGAACCACCGTGACATGGTCAAGGGCGAGACCATGATTTCCAACGGTTCCTGCACAACCAACTGCCTCGCCCCGCTGGCAAAAGTGCTGGACGAAGGTATCGGTATCGAATCCGGCATCATGACCACGATCCATTCCTACACCGGCGACCAGCCGACGTTGGACCGCCGCCACAAGGACCTCTATCGCGCGCGGGCTGCCGCCATGGCCATGATCCCCACATCTACTGGCGCAGCGAAAGCCCTTGGTGAGGTGCTTCCGAACCTCAAGGGCAAGCTCGACGGCTCCGCCGTGCGGGTGCCGACGCCGAACGTATCGGCTGTGGATCTGACCTTTTATGCCAAGAAAGACGTCACCGTCGAAGACGTGAACGCCGTCGTTGCCGAAGCGGCTGCAGGCCACATGGGCGCCGTCCTGTCCTATGATCCTGAGCCCAAGGTCTCTATCGACTTCAACCACACCACACACAGCTCCATCTTTGCGCCGGACCAAACCAAGGTCGTGGGCACACGCATGGTGCGAGTCATGGCGTGGTATGACAATGAGTGGGGCTTCTCCGCGCGGATGGCTGATGTGGCCGCTGCAATGGGACGCCTGCTTCACTAAACTAATATGACCTGAGCAATGTGGCGAAAGCCCTCGGTGTCTCACCGAGGGCTTTTTTCATGGCTTGCTCTTTATTAAATGCCCACACCGCAAAGGACATACGGGTGCGCCTGACCCATCAAACACCTAGCAGAGAATCCAAAACGATTTTTTGACACATCAGGTAACTGCGATCCAGCACCCCCTGAACGGGCATGGAAGTCGACCGTCCGCTCGACCTGCCGTGCGCCAAGGCCGCAGCCATCAATGTGCCATTGCCCCACTCCGGATGTGCGCGGCCAAACCGCTTGCGATAGCGATCTGCCGCCTCGGCTTGGGCGATCAACAGTCTCATGACAGCGGGTCGCGCCTCGTCCGGTGTTGGCACGAGAACACGGGCCGCTGCTGTCAGATCGGCGGAAATCACCGGCCTCACGCCACAAGCTCCACTGTCGCGAACGGGCCCGGACCATAGCGGGACGACACCTGCGCAACTGCGATAGTATACGCCCCACTTAAGGCATCCACCGACTGATCCGCCGCGGAATAGGTCCATTCTGGTGACGTGACTTGCTCTTCGCGCACCACTGTCCCGCTTTGTGTCACGCGCAACACGTAAGCTTCGCTGTCCTCGCCCTATGGGGCCTCGTACAGGTCCCAACTGTCGCCATCGATCCGGGTGCGGCGCACCCATGACACCTGCAAGTCCCCCGCGACATCAGCCGCGCTCAAATGCACCGGCTTGAAGGGCCGCAAGCCATTACCGTCGAAGGCCTGCACACTGTAGCGGTAGATCGGATCGTCATACGGACGCTTGCCTGGACCAATCCGGAAATGCCGCGCCACACGACGCTGATTTGCTGCCAGATCAATCTGTTGCGGGGCTCCGTTCATCAGGACCACATGCGACCCCGCAGGCCATTCCTGTAGCATGACACCGTCGCTACCGGCCTGCCCCCGCAATCGGTACGACAGGAGCCACTGATCCTCGCTCAACAATTGCACATCGCGGAACTGGAAAAGCTCCCAGTTGCCGGCGCTGCCATCGCCAATCGCCATCAGGTTGCCCCCTGCCAAGAGCGCCTCCTGGCTGATGGACGACAACGCGCCGCTCGCAAGACGCACTTGCAAAGGCGCTCCCGGGTCGACAAGGCCCGGCCGGGCCGCATACAGAGGCGTCTCCGTGACGCCAATCACGGCCTGAGCAGAAGCAAGGGTGTTCAGGCCATAGTCTGCATCTGTTGGCGCGTCGTATACAGCGGCAGACCCCGGCCAAGGCTGCGCCGTCGCTGCCACATGCGGTGCGTGCGGGACTTCTTCGCCCCGCATCAAGGGCAGATCCATGAAAAAGGCTGTCACAGGCGTCGCCGGGACAAAGGGACGAAGCGGTGCGCCTTCATCTTCGAAAGCCGCTGGTTGGAACACGTCCGGCACGATGCGCACCGCATCGACAATCTGGTGCTCCATCACTTCGACCTTGTCGACCCGGGCGAGCATGGTGCCTGACTTGACCGGCACCCGGACAATGTCCCCTGCACCCACGGACAGTTGCGACGGCGGAAGAGCGAACCGCAGGCTATCGCGGGCAATCCGAGACTCGGCCAACCAACGCTCTGCAGTCTGCCGGCCCTCGCTGCGCGTCATGGACAGGGCCAGATCGCTGTCCGACACCGCATGCGTTGCATCGTCCGGAAGCACGGCTTCTTCGGTTGCGATTTGGTGGTCCGCGTCAGACAGGACAAACCCCAGCCGGACCCGCCCGGACATCTCGGCCTCACCCGCACGGGTTTCTTCCAGGTCGCCGTCCAACTCGTCGCTCACTGCAAGGGTCGTCGGGTCAATTTCGATCGCATTTTCCCCGGTGCGCATCTGGAAAACCAGAAGGCCATCCCGCTCCACTGCATCGAAGCCATAGGCCAGCATGAGTGGTTGCAAAGCACTACGCGCTTCTCCGACACGGGGAACAGCGTAGCCCCGGACGAAACCGGTCAATCCACTTGTATCAATCTGGGTCAGGCCGACCCGGGCACAGATTTCTTCGACCACGGACGCCAAAGTCCGTCCCGAAACACGTCCATTGAGCCAATGCCCCGTGCGGTAGTTCGGACCATCGGACCAAAGCGCCTCTTGTCCCGGGAACCACGGATAGGGACGCGCGTCCCACGCCCAGATAAAGGCGCGCGACATGTCAAGCATCGGGCCGCCATACACTGCGGACGTCGGGTTGTTCGCTGCCTCTCCGTAATAGCCCAGCATGGCGCGCAGATACTGACGTTGCAGCATGTCGTCACGCAATCCGTTGGAATAATGCGGCAGGCTGCTTTCCGAAGACTTCGGATCGACGAACTTGTTGGGCTGGTTGGTGCCCTTGTTGACAGCCGCACACCCCAGTTCGGTGAACCAGACAGGCTTCATTTCGGGCGTCCAACCGGTGGACTGCGCCTGGCGAACACCACCGATCCGTTCGTGGTGATGGTTGGCCCACCAGTTGCGGATGTCCTTGTAGCGCCAGACCCACGGTTCGCCATGCGCGCCATCTACGATCGGCGCCCGAGCCTGCGCATCACGCGCCTCGGAACTAGGATAGTACCAGTCGTACCCCTCTCCCCCCTCGATGTTGGCGCGCAGGTAGTCCAGGTTGTGCACAGCGCCCCAGGACGCGTCTGCATGATCTGCCTCGTCGCGCCAATCGGACAGCGGCATGTAGTTGTCGATCCCGACAAAGTCGATGTTCGCGTCAGCCCACAAAGGATCCAGATGGAAGTACAGGTCACCAGACCCGTCTTGCGGATGGTACCCAAAATACTCCGTCCAATCGGCTGCATAGCCGATCTTGACGCCTGGTCCCAGGATCGCGCGACAATCCGCTGCCAGTGTCTTCAGCGCCGCGACAGCTGCAAAGCCACCGGCTCCCCGAATCTGCGTCAAGCCACGCATTTCCGATCCGATACAGAACGAATCCACTCCACCAGCGGCAGCACAAAGCGCCGCTTGATGCAGGATAAACCGGCGGTACCGCCACTCGGACGGGCCGGAATAGCTTACCGACCCATTGGCAACCACGAAATCGCTGACTTGCGCGGTTCCGAAAAAGGCCGCCACCTCTGCATCCGCGCCCGCAGTTCCATCGGGAGAGCCCGCTCGGCCGGGCGCCGTGGACAAGGTGATCCGGCCACGCCACGGCAAGACCGGTTGATCGGCGTCTCCCGTCCAAGGGTTTTCCAACCCGTTTCCAGACAGTTGATCCATCAGGATGAAGGGATAGTACAAGACTGCCTGACCTTGCTCCTGCATCTTGTGAATGGCTTGAATGACGGATTGATCCGTAGGCGTGCCGCCATAAACGGACCGGGCGCCATCCTTCGGGATCACGCCAGCAGTCGCGCGCGTCGCCCCACACACCGTCCACGGCATACCACCGTCAAAAGCGTTCTGCTCGACCTTCGGTTGAATTGTACAGGATCCGCACCGCAAGTCGTCGCCGAACCAACTGATGATCAGGGACACCGCCTTGTTGTTCGGCGCTTCCTCGACCAAGTGCTGGAGCGATGTGTTGAAATCCGGCTCCTCGGACGGGGAATTCACATTGGCGATCGCCTGCCCACCCGGCCCCGTCGCAAAGGGTGATCCCGATGCCGCGTAGCCCCAATAGACCGGCTCGGTGGCCAGCGCGTATTCACCTGTCCCGGGGATCATCGCGACCCCTTGAACCAAGTGCGGCACGTCCTCTGCTCCAATCTCGGGACGGGTCACTTCAAAACTGAACTGCGGCACGCGATTGCCGAACCGACCCAGGTCGAGATCTTCGATCACCACATAGGCGGTGCCTCGGTAAGCGGGCACCATACCGGTGCCTTCCACTGCTTCGATCTTGGGATCAGGCAATTGGTCAGCAGTGCCTTTGTAAACCCGCATGTTCAGGTCACGCAGCGGGATCTCTGCGCCGTCGGCCCAGACCCGGCCAAGACTGCTGATCTCACCTTCACACAACGCCAGAGCGAGGCTTACAGTGTAGTGATAGCTGACAGTGCGAACCGTCGGCTGTGCGGGACGGGACGTGCCCTTTCCCCCGCCGCCACCACCGGTCACTGTCTCCGTGACGTGCTCCTGAAACTCCGTGGCCCAGATCACGTGGCCTCCCACCCGCATACGACCGTAGACCTGCGCAATCGGCTGGCCTTCGCCTGCACCGGTGAGGCGAAACCGTTCGACCTGCCCGGTTTCAACGACTTCGGAGCCCTGCCCCATCAAACGTTGGTTCATCAGGCGATTGTCGATGGAACGCCCCAAGGCGGCCCCGACAAAGCGTCCGGCCGCCATGGCAGAAAGCCCCATCACGGAGCCACCGATGGAGCTGCCAATCGCGGCCCCGGCTGCGGAAAGAAGGATCGTTGCCATCACTCAATCTCCAAAGGAAAGGCAAAGCGGGCCACCACCCGCCGCGCCCAAGGCGCGCTCAACGCGCTCTCGATCACCCCATGACCGCTGTAGGCATGCACGAACGCCGCCGCGTCACCACAGCGTGACTGCAAGCCTACATGCTTGGCCACCGCGCCCGACCGCATCCGGAACAGCAACACGTCGCCCGGAGCCGGATCATCCACTGGCTTTGCAACCAGATGGCGCAGCCCGGCCCGCCACAGCCGTTCGTCCCCTTGCGGTTCCGACCAGTCACGGGTGTAGGCAGGAACCTGCTCCGGCTCCGGCCCTATCACTTCGCGCCACACCCCCCGCAAGAGGCCGAGGCAATCGCAACCACCACCCTTGACCGACGCTTGGTGGACATAGGGCGTCCCGATCCACCCCCGGGCGGCTAGAACCACCGCGCTCATCGCCGGCTTCCTCCACCAGAGGCCTTCGCGTGGCTCGGGTGCACGGTCATCCAGTCATCTTCAGGAATATCTGGAAAACCCTGAAAGTTCAGAAGGTTGGAGAACTTGACGCGACAGGTTTCAAACCGTTTGTCGCATCCGGCTTCGATCCGCACCTGGTCCCCCGGAGCAACATTCGCGCGTAGCGGCTCCCAAACCTCGATAACGCGCGTGCCGTAACGCAATTGGTGGTCCCGTTTGATCATGGCGCTCAAGCCCTGCGCATCACCGGACTGCACCACCAACCGACCCCGCGTGAACCAGCCCAGGGCAAAGCTCGAAAGCGGGCCCAACCCGAACACACGTCCTTCGTCGGCCGTCGCCAAGACGCCCTCGTGGGCATAACCCGGGGTCTCGAGGTCAAATCGGCACCCGCCGTCGCCCAGAACCGCCGTACAGGGTTTTTGATAGACGCGTCCCACGGGACGGTTGAGCGCCTCGCTCAAACCGCGCAGTTCCGCATGGAACGCGCCGGCGCCACGGCGCACTTCGCCGATATGGCCACGGAACATGACGCGCCGCGCAGACACATCCGCCCAGTTGACCAGCCATGCGACCACTTCGGCATTGTCGAAACGCCCGGCCGCAATGTCTTCTTCGCGGATCGCGCTGTCGCTCAGCGCCCCCATGGCTTCGGTATTGTCGACCGACAGGCCCGTGGCCTGCTGGAGCGCTTTTGCGGTCAGGCCGGTCTCCGCCTTGAAGGTGATACCTTCAAAACTGAGGTCGCCATCATGGTCGGTGAAACCGAGAACGGTGCCGTCGGACCGTGTAACCGCCCAGGCGCGTGCGACCGTGCCGTGGCCTGTGGCCAGATGGGCATGAAGCTCCGCCGCGCCCATCAGATCCGCACCTCGACAACCGGGACATCCGGCACCTGGCCCGCGCGAAAGGTGGCCACGCTGACATTGATGCGGTCGGTATCAAACCGAACCGGCACGTCGAACGCAAACCCCGCGGTGATGACCGCGCCACCCACCGGTGCCTGGTCAAACGTGATCACGCCAGAGGTCTCATCGACCGTGAACTGCACGCCCTCGACAAACTCGACCCCCGCGACGCGGACCACAACCGTTCCCGCGACCGGCTTTGTAATTGGCCGTGTGTAGGACGCCTCGCCAGACTGATAAACCTTGACCAGTTGGAACGCGACGGTGCTGCCATCGCCGACGCCGATCTCCTGATTGTCGGAGCTCACATCTTGCGAAGGCGCACAAGACTTGTAGTCCGCCCAATCCTTCCAGCGAAACCCGAACAGTTGACCCTGGCGGGCTTCGAAGAAATCGATCAGCGACGCCATGTCGTCGAGCGACCGCAGGCCAAGCCCGGCATCATACCGACGACGGGAATGGGCCCAAGGCGTGTTGCGCTCTTCGAACCCACTGGTCAGCGTCACGATATCCGTGCGCCGCTCGGGTCCGCCGATGGAGCCAAAGCTCAAATCCGCGGGAAATCTCACTTCATGAAAGGCCATGGTCCCCTCCTTTATGCTCAGCGGTTGCGAGCGCCGCGGCTCAAGGCCTGGCTCATGCGTGCCGCGATCTGGCTCTGGCTGCGTTCAAACGAGCGCGCATCGGGTGTGGTGATGTTCATCACAACGTTCACCGGCGCCTGGCCACCGCCCGCGCGCACACCCAACTTGCCGTCCGGGCCGCGTGCCAATGGCATGATCGCCTCTGGCCCGGCCTCGCCCATCAACCCCATGCCCCCGCGCATCGGAAACGTTGCCGGACCACTCACCACGCCGCCATTGGCAAAGGGCATCACGCGCCCCTGGCTGAAGCTGCCGCCATTGGCGAAGGGTGAGAAATCCCCGAAGATCGCCGACACGCCGCTGGACAGCAGCCCGCCCACGTGGCTCGCCACCGGCTTCACCGCGGCTTTCCAGGCGGCGTCAATCATCGACTGGGCGACCACGTCCAGCGCTTCGGTCAGGCGCATCCCGTCCAGAACAACACCGTCGATCGCCTTCGACACGCCCCGCGACAGTGTCGCGTCCAGCTTGGTCGCGCTTTGACCGGCTGCTGAAAACGTCGTGTTGATGCGCCGCAACTCGGCATCGAAGGCCTGCGCCATGCCCGTGGCCCCGCCCAGCGACGCCTCCAGAGCATCCGCACTGTCGCCCAAGGCGTCCACGGTCTCGAAATCGGTCATGTCTCGTCACTCCTGTCCGGAAAGGCCGACATCAGCTCATCGAGCCGCGCCCGACCCATCGGTTTCGTTCCAGTGTCCTCGCCCAACATCAGCCGCAGCTCCGCCGGGGTCAGCGCCAAGAACTCTTCGGGCTTCAGGCCCAGTCCGCGCATCCCGGCGCGCATCAGGGCTGGCCAATCAAACCCGGCCATCACCCGCATCCCCCGGCCGGTCGCACCCGGCGCCCTCCGGCAACATGAAGGCACGGGCCAACAGTTCTGCAGCCGCACGGGCTGCCGCCATCGGACCACCCTCGATCTCGGCAGAGATCAGGTCAGAGGCCTGTCCACGCCAGCCACCGCCGCGCAAACCCGCCACAATCAGTGCCAGCACATCACGCGTGCTGAAGCTGCTGCCCTCAAAGCATTGCACCAAGGCCACCAGAGAGTCGCTCTCCAGTCCTGCCTCCAGTTCCGCCAACGCCCCAAGGGTCAGCCGCATCACGTGACGCTCGCCATCGATGGTCAGCGCCACATCCCCCCGCCAAGGATTGGCCATCACGTCACCGAAGCAGCCGTAAAGGTCAGCGCACCCGCCGAGGCCAGCGCCAGATCATAGGTGGCCTCACCATTGTGGGAGCCCGCGTAGTCGATGGACGTCACCTGGAATGCGCCTTCAACAGTGCCGAAGTCCGGGATGATCACGTGGAAGTTCGGGGTTTCACCGTCGAAAAAGATCTGCCGCGCGCGCTCGTCGGTGGACGCGTCCTTGAACACACCCGATCCGGTGATGCTCGCGGATTTGACACCCGCACCCGCCAGAAGCTCGCGCCAGCCACCCGCACTTTCGAGGGTGGTGACATCCACCTGCTCCGCGTTGAAGCTGATCTTGGTGGCCCGCAGGCCTGCCAGCGTCTGGTAGCTTCCATTGCTGGCCATATCCACTTTGATCAAAAGATCCTTGCCGTTCTGAGCCGCCATTTCCGTCACTCCGTTGAAACGTTCAGGGTCATCAGCGCGCGGTCCCGCCAGAGACCTGGACTGCGCACCAAGGGGTTAGCTGTCTTCCACGCGGGCGCGGAACGTCAGGTCGATCCGGCGCCGCCCGCCTTTTTCGCGCTGCGCGCGGGCCTTGTGGAACCAAAGCCCCACCAGCCGCCCACGGCTCAGCGTCAGGTCAGCGCAATGCAGCGCATCGCTTACCGCACCCGCGGCCTCCTTGGCCGAGAGAAAACCTGCATTCTCGGTCACCACCGAAATCAGGACTTCGTGCCATGCACCGTCACCGGACACGTCGCCCGCTTCACGCACCGTTTCGGGACCGAGCCCCACGTACAGCGCCGGCAGCGCACCCGCGGGAACCTTGTCGTAGACCGCGTCTCCGACCAGACCGGTCAGAGCGGCATCCGCTTGCAGTTGTGCGTAGATCGCTGACTGCAGCGCGCCTGAGACCGCGTAGCTCATGTGGATACCTCCTCAGAGCAGATGCACCGCAGGTAGAACCCACCCGGCGCGTCTTCGGTGACAGCATCGATTGCGAACAACCGCGTGCCGATGCGAAACCGCTGTCCCGGCACCGGGCGGATCGACTGCCCGACCGGCGCAGCGCGCACGATGACCGTGAACCCGGCCGTGGACACTTCGCCCGTCTCGCCGTTGGTCGCACGGGCCGCTCGTGGCGCCATCCGGCCCCACAGCGTGCCCAGCGCGGCCCAGGTCGTGGTGCAGCCACCGGCGCCATCGGACACCTCTTGCTGCGTTTCCAGAACCAACCGACGGTTCAATGTCAGAACCATGCGCCGGGACGATGATGTGCGCCGCCCGCTCATGCGTTCAATCCGATACGCACGGGGCGGTAACGCGCGATCAGGCTGGTGACACCGAAGGGCATGCAGCCCTGGCCCAGGGCCGTCTCGTCGCGATATTCATAGTAATGCGCCGCCAACAGCATGACCGCTTGCCGCAAGTCATCCGGCACCGCGTCAAAGGTCGCGCCATATCCCGCCTGAAACCGGATCTCGACCGAACCATCGTTCTCCACGGACGGCAGGCAAGAAACCAGCGGGCGGATCTTGGGTTGAAAGGCATCCGCCTGCAGCCGATAGCTGGCAGGGTCCACCACGGTTGAGGCGCCAAAGGAGTCCACGACCGCGATTTCCGTCACGCTGGCCACGGGGGCAATCGGCAAAGGCTGCACAGCGGGTGATTTCCAGGTGTCCAAGGTCAGGACAAAACCCCGGGTGATCAGCGCCTTCGAGGTCCGCGCCTCGATGGCAGCCAGGGCGGCCCGCAAAAAGGAGACCAGCACCGAGTCCTGCAGATCGCTTTCGGAAAAGCCGCTGCCCAAGCGCAGGTGCTCTTTGAGTTCTGCCACCGGCAGAGCCGCCTCGACCACCTGTGTTTCTTCCACCAACATCATGTCTCTTCT